CATGGAATTCAAGCAAGTTCTTATTCGACCAGAAGGAAATTATTAAAATGCAAATTCGTATTCAATCAACAGGTCAAGTAGTCTACGAAGGAGAATTTCGTGCTCTCTTTCCTAACACTTCACTGCCACAACAGCTCACTGAGGCCCTCATCAACAGTCTAGGTGGTGATGTAGTTTTTGAGGGCGCTCAAGCTCAACCTACACGCTATCAGACAGCCTTTGCTGATGGTGTAGAACAAGTAGCTGGCAAGTGGTACACCAAGTATTCAGTAGCTGATATGGAGCAAGAAGCTAAAGATGCTTTGGATGCTAATCAAGCTACTTCTGTTCGTAAGCAACGTGATGACAAGCTGGCAGAAACAGATTGGCGCTATCGCCGTGACCAGACTACAACTCAGGCATGGGATGACTATTGCCAAGCACTGCGTGATGTTCCATCTCAATCGGGCTTTCCTTGGGAAGTTACTTGGCCTACACAACCAGAGTAATGTATGGAACCCAACGAAATTGACCCAGTGAAGTATGGCGTTCTTTGGGAGCGCGTACAAAACATGGACAAGAAAATGGACAAGATGGAAGGCCAAATTGAGGAACTGCTTGAGCTTGCTAATCGCGGCAAAGGTGGTCTTTGGTTTGGCATGACTGTTGTTTCAGGCATCTCTGTACTTGTTGGCTTCTTTCTCTCTTACATCAAGAGGTGAGTCATTGACCCTATCAGCCTCCTTCTCATGGCGCAAAGCGCAGTCAGTGCTATCCGCGCTGGCTGTCAAATGCTGTCAGAAGGTAAGGCTGAAATTGGAAAGTTTAAAAAGCAAGTTGAAGGTGGTGTGGCTGACGCTAAAGCTATCTTCAATGAAGTCACAGGAATATGGGGTTGGCTCACAGGACTTTTCGGTGGAAAGTCAACAGCTAAATCAACAGCCAAAGTCGAAGTCGCTGTTCAAGCCAAGCCTGTGGCGAAAAAGACAAAAGCCGAACCAGAGACAGAGTTAAGTTATGAGGAGTTCCAAGCCAGAGCGGTACACGAAATCTGTGAGAACCTGAAGGTGTACTTTGAAGCCATCCGACATTTGAAAGCGCACTGCCGAGAACTTGAAGAAGAAGCTCTGACAACAGAGAAGGTTGCCGATAGTGCGATTGATCGTATTGAGATGCAATGGCAAATGAAAGAATTGAACAAACAACTGAAGCAAGCAATGATCTATGGGACTCCTATGGAGCTTGGCCTTGGGGCTATGTACCAAGAGTTCCTTGAGAAGTACGATGAGATTTTGGAGGAGCAGGAAGTTGCTCGTGAGTTAAAGCTCAAGAAAGAACGAGATAACGCATGGCAACAAGAACACCGAAAGGAAATCCTGACGGCAAAGCTGGTGTACGCAGTGGCTCTGACAATGGGAATTCTCGAACTGATTGGACTGTATTTAGGTCTATGAATGAATTTAAATTCTGGGTTGTGATCGTATCTTTGATAATCTTTGGCTTGATGTTGCTGTCATTTTTGATTGTTCATCAAGACAAGAAGATCAAGAAGCTGGATGCGCTTGTGTTGCGTATGGAAGAAAAGGAAAAGAAACGTGAAAAGACTCGCCTTGACCCTGTTGATTCTGAGTAGCCTTGCTGCTTGTGAAGACAGGTATCGGTACTTCTGCCAAGACCCAAGCAATTGGTCAGCAAAGAGATGCCAACGACCTGATTGCCTGTTCACACAAGACTGTCCTGATTACCTTGTAGCCCCTGTATTGGAGAAGAAAATTGAAGCACCAACACCCGCAGCGTCTGCTGACCGCTGAAGAACTTGAAGTCAGGACTTGGAGTTTTGTCGTCATCGTTGTGACGTTTATCTTGGCTGGCATTGTGGCCTTCATGTTGTATAGCCTGGCATTCGTTACCCAACCACTCAAGTCTATGGCTCCAATGGACCAAGCATTTGCCAAGATGCTGAACGACATTGTGCTGTTGGTTGTCGGTGGTATTGGTGGAGTGATGAGTCGCAAAGGTGTGCAAGCAATTGCTGACAAGGTTCACTCAACACAAACGCCACCCCCACAGCCACAAGCCGTAGCACCTAGCGCACCTCCAGTGGCTACGGCAACGGGAGGAATGTTTGACTTTAACTTTGCTGGCTTTAAGAACCCAGAGTTAGATGAGGAATGGAGAGCGCCTCCACCACCTACAACACCAGCAGACTTCATTGACCCATCTCGCGATGAGATTGCCAATGAACGTGCGGCAGCTAAAGGAGAGGCGTGATGCCTAATCCTTGGATGATTCTTGGGGCCATTGCATTGGCTGTCAGCGCATACCTTTATGGAACACATGAAGGTTATGCACAGAAAGAAACTGAAGATGCCCTAGAGATTGCAAGACTCAATGGCGTTATGAACAAACAGAAGGATGAGCAAGATGCAAAAGATGCAACCGTTAAGCAAGAGTTTGAAACTAAGCTGTCTGGCATTATTGCTAGTCGCCCAAGGCTGTTCATCCCCATCGCCTCCAAGAGTGGATGTTCCACCACTACCAGCAACGATGGTAAAGAGAGAGCCGAACTTGACGGACAGACTGTTGAAGACCTTATCAGGCTCGTCGCCGAAGGAGACAGGGCCATCATCGAACTCAACTCCTGCATCGACAGGTACAACCAAGTGAAGGAAACACTCAATGGTAAGAGCTGAACAACTAGCCAAGCTGCACATTGGTGCTGAGTGGGTTGACCCATTGAACGATGTGTTTGATCGCTTTGGTATTGTCACAAGAAATCAACAGGCTGCATTCATTGGTCAGTGTGGACATGAGTGTGGACACTTCCGTATCTTGGAAGAGAACCTAAACTATAAAGCTGCTACGCTGATGAAGCTGTGGCCCAAGCGTTTCCCTACTTTGGAAGTGGCAAACTCCTATGCAGGAAATCCCAAGAAAATCGCCAACATGGTCTATGCTTCACGCATGGGTAATCGTGATGAGTCTAGCGGTGATGGTTATCGCTTTAGGGGTCGTGGTTGCATTCAACTTACTGGTCATGCAAATTACTTCCATGCTGGCAAAGCGCTAGGTGTTGACTTTGTGATGGAGCCAGACTTGGTATCGACTCCAAAGTATGCGGCACTTACTGCTGGATGGTTCTGGTCTACGCATGGCTGCAATCAGGTGGCTGAGACAGGTTTACCATTGGATACAAACGGTGAAATGACTTGGGCTTTGCTGACCAAGAAAATTAATGGCGGGACAATCGGCCTTGCTGACCGAATTGCCCACACCAAACAAGCTATATCAGCTCTCGCCTAACAACCAAGTGTGAAAGTCCACGGGGACTTTCCCTTCGGATTGGCAAGTTTTGCAGTAGGCTTGATACTCGTCGTCAAGCTTCTTCCAATCACTGCTCTCCATCTTGTTCTCCTTCATTGAGTGATGCGCCCAAACGCTTGAGGCGCAGGTTGTAGTCTGCTACCAAGTTGGCCTTGTGTTGCACATCAATCTTGTCGATCTGTGCATCATTGGCTTCACGTAGTTCACGCAGCTTAGTCATCTTGGTACGTGCTGCCATTGCTGACTTCTCTACCTTGTCACGCAACTCAATCGTGCCTTTCATGTAGGTGTCAGATGTCTCATAGATGCGTGGCTCTTTGCCAGGTATGGTCAATGTAAACACTTGCTTGTTGCTGGCAATGTTTTGCAAAACCTTTGGTGATTCGACCTGAACAATAGAACCTGGCTTAACAGCATCCAATGGGTTGGGTGCAATGAACTGCTTGCGACTACCCATGTTGCCATCATCATCTTCAGGTGCAATGCCACACGCTGCCATCAATGAGTAGCGACGAGCATAGGTCAAGGCAGAGGCATAGCCTTGAGGGTCTTGCTTGACAGCAGGGAAGTGAACAATGCCACACTCCAACATCTCACCAGACTCATGCACAAACACTGTCTCGCACATGATGCCGTTTGAACAGTCGTGATTTTTTTGCAACAAAAAGATACCGTTCTCATTCAGTGCGTCAATCACTGCTTCGATACATGCAGACAGGTCAGCATACTTGCTGCGGAAGTGTGGGTTAGTAGATGTTTTCAGTGCTGGACCGAACTGACGTTGTGCCTTGACCAAGGCTGATGCGATTTCTTTCATTTGATTTCCTTTTTAGAACCAGAGATAGAACCCGTGCAGGATTCCGATTGGGAAGAAGATTGCTCCTGCAACCAAGAAGCCCCACATAAGGTGGCTGAAGCAATAGAAGATGTGCGTTAGCCAAGCGGCTGTACACATGAATGCAATGAACTCTGTCATTTGGCTTCCTTGATGGTGAGTGTTGACTGACGAATTGAGTAGGCTTCCTTGGCTGGAGTAACCTTTTCTGGCTGTGCTTTGAAGTGACGCATGGGCCATTTGATTGACCACTTGCCACACTTTGCACTGCTGAACTCTTGCATCATGGTCTTGAGCTTGACCTCTTTCTCTGCAATCTGTTCTTCCATCTCTTTGATCTGATGCTTCAGGCCAACAATTGCACTGGCAACACCCTCAATTTCATCACCCAAGTCGATGTCCTCATCCTTGGCATTGGGCCATACACGGTCTGCATCTTTGCTGTCTTGTGGTGGATACCATGCTGGCTCACCTGTCTCGCGGAAGTTCTCAAGGCGAGATTCAAAGTCATCTGCTGCAATAGCAATGGCATCCATCGTTGCTTGATGAGGCGAGAACAAATAGATACGCAGTTCAACACCTGAATACAGACAACCAATAGCTGCCCAACGCAGGCCAGTACACATCATCACACCCTGCACTTGGATAGGACCACGATACAGTGGCAGCGTGTCTTCTGGACCCATCCTTGTAAGCTTTGATTCAAGTACACCTTTGCCAGTGAGAACGATCTCATCTGCACCGACGACATAGATGCCCTTGCTTGGGTCGTTCTTGATTGTCAAACCTTCCAATGGTGCTGGCGCAATAGCATCTGCACTGGCAGCAAGCGGTAGGGTTGGATGGTTGAAGGCTTCTTCTGGCATCTCGTAAGACTCCAAGCCAAGTCGCTTTGCCATCTCTTTGAGGATAGATTCCTCCAGTGCATTGCCCCAATCAGCAGCTTCACCTGCTGGTGTACGGGCATCTTCACCTTGAATGGACTTCATGCAGAACGACAGCGTATCGTTTGGCGATGCCCACTTGGAGTGGCCCATGATGGATGGCAGTTGTGAACAGGACAGCATCGTGTCCGAGGTGAGTTTAGGCATTGTTATTTCCTTTAGTTTTGATTGGCGAAATGCCGCTTAACCAGCGTTCAAAGTTTTGATCTGTCTTACTTTTGTTGGCTCGTTGCTTGCGTACACGTATCTTTGGTTGCTTTGCTTCGACCTGCACAGGCCAAGGCGCATTAGGAGCGAGAACTGTTTTCATTGATTTTTAGTACACGTTGTTGACGACCTGACTTACCTGGTTTAGTAAGCCCTGTGTCCACGATGTAACCTCTCTTGAGCAGTTTGCTGAACCTTGCTGTCACGCTTGAGTATGGATATTGGTTGAGTTGGTCAAGCACTTCGTCTTGGATGCACCCGTTTTCAAATGTGGCAATGACTTCATAGACACGCTGCTCCATGCTGGCGCTATCTAATGAGGCTGCTGCTTCAATGCTGGTTACGGGGGCGTTTCGTCGGACTAGGGTTTGCCAAAAAGTACCGAATTTCATAGTCATCTCTCCATAGTTGGTAGGTTGATGTTGCTGTGAGATGCTTTCACAGTGCAATCATCATAGCATAGGCTCCACAGCAGGGAGATATTTATTTTTATTCGTTGTATTTTTTCAACACAGATGCAAATGCTTTCAAAGTGATAGCATAATGCAGGCATGAAAACACACCTAGTACCCATCATGGTTCGTATCCGACCCGAGTCCAAAGCGCTGTTGTTGAAGGCTGCAAAGTCACAACGCAGATCGCAAGCAAGCCTCATAGATACGATGATTATTGACACGCTCCAGCGCCAGTACGGAAGTACAGACGAGCGCTTGAGTCAACTGTTGAAAGGTCCAAATGCTTAACAACACTGTTCGCAAATACCCAAGAACTTTGCAAGAAGCTTTCCCTCAAGACTATTCTGAATGGTTTGAGAAGCACAAGAAACCTATATCTGTGTGGACCATACCAGCATGGTTGTTCTTCTTGACAGTGATGTCATACGTGCTAACCAAGTGAATTACTTTCAGGCAAAGCGACTGCTTGATGAACTCAAAGGTGGCAGAGATGCACCGCTGACACTAATCAACCAGGCTTTAGTTTTAACAGGGGATATGGATGACATTTGCAGTGACGTTTACGGTGGATGGCGACCCAGTAGCCAAGGGCAGACCAAGGTTTGCAAAGCGTGGGAAGTTTGTCCAGACGTACACACCACAGAAAACCAAAGACTATGAAGCCTTGGTTATGGATGCTGCAAGCGATGCGATGGGTTCTTCAGAGCCACTAGAAACGCCTGTAGCCTTCTATCTTTACATCCACATGCCAATCCCTAAGTCGTACTCAAAAAAGCTGCGACAGGATTGTCTGAATGGCACAGAGAAACCAATCAAAAAACCTGATTGGGACAATATCGCAAAGGCTGTAACCGATGCACTGAACGGGATTGTGTACGTTGATGACTGTCAGATCGTGACTGCTCACGTGAAGAAAGCATATAGCGACACACCAAGAATTGAAGTTTTAATACAAGAAGAAATCGAATGACACAAGGCACAAAAAAATACACAGTTGAAACACTGAAGGCAAGAACAATTGAAGAAGGTGACTGCTGGAACTGGACGGGTTACCTTGGCAACAAGGTTCCTGCTGTATGTCACGATGGCAAGATGATCTCTGTTCGTCGATTGTTTAGAGACTTGCTTGGCAACCCTGTAAAGAAGGGCTGGTTTGTACTGCCCAAGTGTGGCAATTCTGTATGCGTCAATCCTGACCATAGCAAATTGCTTTCACCAAAGCAGTTCACTCAACACATGGCAAAGAATGCTGGTGGAAGTCTTACGCGCAAGATAAAGATTCAAGCGTACAAGCAGCGCACAGTAGGCAAGTTGACATGGGAAAAGGCTGACGAGATTCGTCTGTCAAGTGAACCAAGCCGACAAGTTGCTGCCAAGTATGGTGTGGACAAGAGTTTGGTTTGTCGCATTCGTGCTGGCAAGTCTTGGATTCGTTACAACTCACCATTTGCAGGGCTGATGCGATGACTCGCAAGAAGTACAAACCAAAGGGCGTTCGCCTGGACACGATGGCATGGGTGATGTCAGGCATGAAGCCTGTATCTCAGGTTGAACACGCAGGGTTGGCGCTCAAGATTAAGAACCATGATGCGCTGGCAAACATTACGCAGGGTCGTGGCAAACGCGACGACATTGACATTGTGATTGCAGCTATGAATGTGGCAGAGGCATTGGCAATGCTCAAGCATGGCGCTGATTGGAGGCCAGAGATTAACGCTGCACAAGAGGCAATCTACAACATGGGTAAGCGTGGCCTAAAGAACGGTGACAAGTTCTTGTTCACTGGACCAGAGATGCAGACTGTCAATCTTGGAATGGATGTGCATGATGCACAGCTAGACGAATGCACAGTCAAGCAGCTTGAGGATGCACTCAGGATTGTTGATCGTGAGATCAGATTGAAACGAGCAAAGATGATTAAGGCTGAAGAATGCTTACCGCAGTAATCGTCTGTTGCTTTATTGATTGGCTATTTTTGGAGGACTTATGAACTGGCCTTTTCCTACCTTCCCACCTACGCCTTGGACTGCCAAGCAAATCAAAGAATACGCGCAACAACAACGCGCACAACTACCAGAAAGTCCTTTATGACAAATGAAGAAAATTTAATGGCTGATTTATTTGATGTGTTGATGAAGTACGACAACAAAGTAACAACAACATTTGCTGTTGGAGTTCTTGAAATGCTTAAAAGCGATTTAATTAAAAACCAATTTGAAACAACTTTAAAGGTTATGGCAAATGAGCAAAGAAGCAATGACACTGGCGCTTGATGAGTTCAAGCACATCAAACAATGGTGCTTGCGTTCCATTGGAATTGGCTTGGTAAACGAGAACGTGCTTGCTGCCCTAGAAGAAGCACTAGCCAAGCAAGAGCAGGGTGAGCCTGTGGCGTGGTGGGTTACTTCCCCAGATGGTGAATTAGACGATAGTGATGGCCCAATAAAAAACAAAGAAGAACGCCCTTTGGATGAATTGATTGAAGGCTGTGGCTATGCGCCTCTCTACACCACACCACAACCAGCACAGAAGCCGTGGGTAGGGCTGACGGATGAGGAAGAGATTGAGATTATTGAAAAGTACATGACAACTATTGGGCTTGGTGAAATGTTTATTGATGAGGTTGAAGCCAAACTCAAGGAGAAGAACAGTGCGTAAGCCCGTCGGTATCACCGTACCTTACCGCGAGGTTGGGTACAAAGAAAAACTAAAGCTGCTTGACTTAACAGACCAAGAGATCACAGAGATTCTCAGGGACTACAACATGGCTCCAAACCAGCATCGAATGGATGCTGCACGTGAAATCATCAAATCGTTTCTTGAAAAGAATGGGATAAGACTATGAAATACATTGACCACATTGCATATCCAATCATGCTGGCTGTAATCTATGTGCTGATTGGGTTTGTAAATTGGGACAGCAACCCTGCCAACTGGACTATGGAACATAGAATCTTATGGGTTGTATGGGCGCTGGCTTGGGGCTTTGCTCTGAGACTACGCATCTTGCGTGAGAATGGACAACGAACATGGATGTTTGATTTATGAACAAAGAAGCATTGACTAAAGCATTTGACGAACTGGAGCTGGAGCCAGTTATCTTAGATGCTGAACAACCAGGCTCACCAGATGAGCCTGATGAAGTCACACAATGGAAGGCTTTGCTTGAGAACGAATACAAGCAGCGCATGTTATTGCAGTGGCAGCTAGACAAGCTGATGGAGCAGATGCTTCCAATCAATGACGACTTCATTGATGATGTACTGGAAGACGACGACTTTGAGCGTGAAAAGCGCATGGCTTTCTTGCAGGGTGTACGTTGGCGAGAGGCCATGTATAAGATTCAATGATGGAAAGCCTTACCTTACTAATCCTACTTATGGTGTTTGGCGTGGTCGTTACCTTTGCTGTGCTGACTTTCTTTGTAGCTATCTGGGTTGACAAATGAAAAGCAAATGGAATGCGTACAAGCGCAAGCCATACACCAAACTGCAAATAGAGAACATGGCACACGGACAAAGAATGCTGGAGATGGCTCACGCCCGTGAGCTACTCTGCACCTGGCACAGCAAGGAAGACACACCAGAGCGCAGGCAATGGCTTCGTGATGCCTTGGCACGTACTGAGAAGTTCTATGGGGCTAATGCGCCTGAGAGAGTGCGTAGATACATGCGTGTCATTCAGGATGACAACGATTCTTTGCCTGTGTTTCTAAATAACAACTAATTAGGGTTTTTATCTATAACTTATTGCACGTAAGTGTGTTAATATCTGTGCATCGGTTAGCAATTCAGCGCCGATGAATCTGAAAAACCTTCCTACTTATGGAGAAATCAAGATGACAAATCAAGAAGCCAAGACAGTAAACATGATCTTTAATGTGACATTTTCCCTAGTTTCCTTCGTGGTGACTGTGGCATTGATGCTTGCTTACTTCGACTGCCTGACTAAATAAGGGGCAGACTATGCAAACCATTACCATCACCATCAAAAGCAACTACGGGGCAGTCACTGCTTATCCAGCTTGCCCAAAGGCTCAAGCCTTCGCCCGTATTGCAGGCACAAAGACTCTTACCATTGATGTGCTTAAAGCAATTCGTGAATTGGGCTATGAAATCATCCAGCAACATGCTGACACCATCAAGTTCTAATGTGTAAACCATTAGCAAAAACCTTGAAAACCCACACCCAGAGGCTTAACCAATGACATTGCACGAATACAAAACACTGTTACAGCTAACCAGAATGCAAGCCGACAGCATGGCAGCAAAGGGGGCAGCACTGGTGCTGGTCAATGGGCTAACCCAAACAAAGGCGGCAGAGGCTTTGGGATGTGGTCAAACAACGATTAGCCGTGCTGTACGTACATTGAGAGACAGACAGCGAATAGCTAGGCAAGTAGCTTAAATGAAGCCCCTTCGGGGGCTTTTTTGTTGCCTTGGCATAATCAAGCCATGCAACCCAAACGTATACAGCTACCCAGAAAGCCAAAGATTGAGCAGGCAGAGCCACTGGCAGACCAAAGAAGGTTTATTGTGATGCCGTTCAGGGCAGCAACAGACTATGACCTGACACATATGCAACTCAGGGTATTGATGATGCTTTGCAGCTACTGCAACAGGGCAGGCGTGGCATGGGTAGGCGCTGCCAAGATTGGCGAACTCATGGGCAAGGAAGTCAGCACCATTAGCAGACACCTGCAAAACTTAGAAAAGAAGGGCTATCTGCGAATAGTCTGCAAAGGGTTTAAAGGAATGCGAGCGCACACACGGCAAGTGCTGTTTGACAAAAACATAACAGCAGACGAAGCCGCAGCAATCAGCGGTGAAGCCGCACCGTATCAACAAAGGCAGCACAATGCGACAATCTACCCATTCAATACAAAAGGTGATGTAATGACACGTAAGAAGAAAGCAATTGCTAACCTGGATGCACACAATCTGGGATTAGAGCATGGGATAGCAGCTAGTTTGGAATTGAACTCAGTGAATCAGTGGAGTGAGATTGAGAGAGCGGTAGGCAGCGAGATGCTGGCACTGGCTAGGGCTAAAGCTGGTGGAGAGTCTGCAACTGTGGAGCAGGTGCAACAAGCGCTGAACCTACTACTTCGGTAGTCATCCTTACTTTACATAACACCCGTCGTGTCTACTGTGTCTGTCGTTCACCATATACGCGCACGTTAACGCGCACGGTATCGCGCACACACATCGTGCTGGCGCATGTAGGGAAAGGCACCCCTTGCCCCCCCACCCGTCGTCGTCACGTAGGGGTATACCTCTGAATTTTTCCTGAGATTTTTTGTGGACAGGGAATTTCTGCTGCTGGACAACAAGAGTTAGCTTGGTTGCTCGACTGACTAGACGATGTATCTAGACGAACTATGGCACTCACTAAAAAAAGTGAGAGTATCCACAAGTGGATGCAGCACCTTGTTTATCTAACTTGACTAACAGTGTCTAGTTGTTAGCTCCACCTGTATGTCCCCGTTCGTTGCCTACTAGAAGTACCAATGGATTCAGTACGTTTATCTCAGTTGGTTAGCTGCCTACCGTCTGAAGGGCTGAGTGATGGCCCCATGTCTCAACTATGCCACAGTTCTTACTGACAAACAAGAGATTTATTTGTTCTAACGCTACCACTGTGATAGCATTGATTCTGTTGGTGGAGTTCTATTAAACCGTAGAGCTACAGGCCCATCAACTGACATCTTGGAAAGACAAGAGACAACACGCATGAGGATTGGCAGGTCTGCATAACCTGTTTCGGTGCAGTGATAGGATGGAGGCCAAGTTTGGTCCAGCGAAGTTCGCAGTCCTCAGTCGTGTTGTAACCACTTCACTAAAGGAGAAACGAATGGAAGTGCAAGTCAATACGGGCTTTCTGATGCCCAACACACGTAAAGAGTCTGATACTCATGCTGACTACACAGGCACATGGGTGGATGCTGATGGCGTGGAGTTCTATCTCAGTGCTTGGTCCAATGTGTCCAAGAAGTCTGGTATGCCCTACTTCAAGCTGAAGCTTGGTAAAGCAAAGGGTGCTGCTCCTGCTTATCAACAACCTGCTCAACCTGCCCAACAGTACAAGCCACCAGTTCGTCAAGCTGCCGTTCCAGGTCGATTTGACAACATGGATGACGACATCCCATTTTGATTAACAGGGGAAAGCGATGGCCCTTGACTTGTAAAGATGGTTCGCCCTACCTGACACGCTAAAGCGAGTACCCTGACCCACTATGGCTGAAGAAAAAATTGAGAAAAAGACAAACGGTAGCTACCCCTCTGTTCGCGGATGGGGTGGTGTCCGTAATGTCGTGCAGCGTATTGAACGCTCACAGACTATTGTTGCCAACCGAGAAGCTGTTGCATACAGCCTGCTTGCGATGGCTAACACCAAGATTACAGACATCTTTGAATGGGATGAGTTTGGCAATGTGAAGGTCAAGCCAAGCAACAAGATTCCTGAACACGCACTGCAATCCATCAAAAAGATCAGCCAGCGTATTGACAAAGATGGCAATGCCACCATTGAGCTTGAACTGTACGACAAGGTTCAAGTGCTTCGTATTCTTGCCAAAGCTTCTGGCTTGCTGGACAACCCTGAAGACCAAAGCGACAAACCATCGGTGATTGGCATCAACGTCAAAGCACCTGATATTCAGGACATCGAATGAAACAAGATGAAATCATTGAGATGGCTAATCAAGCAGAGTTGTGCCAGTGCATTTGGATTGATGATGAAGGGCCAGAGATTGCATCATTGATTGCATTTGCCAAACTGGTAGCAGCTAAAGCCCTTCCTGATGGCGTTGATGCTGAATGGGTTGCAAGACGCACCAAGTACGCTGTTGAGCAAGAGCGTGATGCGTGTGCAAAGGTGTGCGGCAGATTAGCAGATGAAGCATTGGTAGTTGGCGATGAAGATGCCGTCATGTGCTTTGAAGAAGCAGAAAACACAATCCGAGCAAGAGGTGAAGCATGAGCAAGACCAAAGAGCGCAGTTCAAAAGAAGTGCCAGTTGAAGGTCTGAACCTAGACTTCAGCAAATCCCCTGTCATCTACGACTTCATCCAGAGCAATGCTTTTGTGCAGGGCATCATGGGTCCAGTAGGGTCTGGCAAGTCATACGGTTGCTGTGGCAAGATTTTCATCAAAGCTGTCCAACAAAAGCCTTCTCCAATCGACAATATCCGATACAGCCGATGGGCCATTGTGCGTAACAGCTACCCCATGCTGAAGACCACGACCATCAAAACTTGGCTCGACCTGTTCCCTGAGTCCACGTTTGGCCCGATGCTGTGGACTCCACCGATTACCCACCACATCCGACTACCTGCCCGTGGCGAAGCTGCTGGCATTGACTTGGAAGTCATCTTCTTGGCTCTTGACCAACCTAAAGACGTTCGCAAGTTGCTGTCTTTGGAGTTGACAGGTGCTTGGGTGAACGAAGCGCGTGAGTTGCCAAAGGCTGTGATTGACGGTTTGACTCACCGTGTTGGTCGCTACCCAACAAAACGTGATGGTGGCGCTACTTGGCACGGCATTTTGATGGACACCAACCCAATGGATGACGACCATTGGTGGCACAAGATGGCTGAGAAAGAGAAAATGTCAGGCAAATACGCTTGGAAATTCTGGAGTCAGCCAGGTGGCGTTGTGCCAGTTGACCCTGAAGACCTGCCAGACATGCCTGAAGCCAATGACCACATTTTCAGCGCTGGCAAATGGTGGAAGCTCAACCCAAAGGCAGAGAACGTCAACAACTTACCTTCTGGCTACTACCAACAGATGCTGCTTGGCAAGTCATTGGATTGGATTCGCTGTTATGCAGGTGGCGAATACGTCTATGTGCAGGAAGGTCGCCCTGTTTGGCCTGAGTTTGAAGATGGAAGCATGTCTGGCCCGACTGAAGTTGACCCTTCTGTGCCAATTCAGGTAGGTCTTGACTTCGGTTTGACCCCTGCTGCCACTATTGGACAGCGTTTGCCAAATGGAAGATGGGTTGTCCACCAAGAAATCGTCACTTTTGACATGGGACTTGAGCGTTTTGGACATCAACTGCTTGGTGAACTCAATGCCAGATACCCAAATCACCAAGTAATGATCTGGGGTGACCCTGCTGGTATGGCCCGTGATGCCATTTATGAGGTGACAGCCTTTGACTTCCTACGAACCTTGGGTCTAAAAGCGCAACCAACTGCGTCAAACGACTTCAAGGTGCGTCGTGAAGCGTCGGCTGCTCCAATGCAACGCCTAATCAACGGCAAGCCTGGCCTGATTGTCAACACAGAGTGCAAGCTTTTGCGTAAAGCCCTGTCTGGTGGCTATCACTTCAAGCGAGTTGCTGTCGGTGCAGGCCATGAACGGTTCCGAGATGCGCCAAACAAGAACGAACACTCACACATTGGTGATAGCTTTGGCTACCTGATGCTAGGTGGAGGCGAATACAACCGTATGACCCGATCAGTTCAGCTTGGCGGCAGAGCGCCTGTTCAGACAACAGCAAGCACAGACTTCGACATCTTTGGTTAAGCTATCACTGTGAAAGCATTGCACTTGCTTTCCTCTGAATAAGGCATAAAATCAGCGCATGTCTATTGAAATTGATCTCTGTGTTGTGCATCATTTTGCTGGAGGCGTGTACGCCAAGCAGATGGTGCTTCCTGCCAACCACTATGCTGTAAAGCATTCACATGACTATGACCACTTGAGCATTCTGTCCAGTGGCAAGGTGATGGTTGACATTGATGGTGACGCTACTGAGTACAACGCTCCAGCTTGCATCACTATCAAGGCAGGTCAAAAGCATCGCATCGTTGCAATAGAAGATAGCGTCTGGTTTTGTATTCATGCAACTGATGAGACAGACCCCGACAAAGTTGATGAAGTTTTAATCGGAGGTTAATATGCCATTTTGGATTGCAGCAGCAATTTTGACGGGTAGTGCATATCAAGCACAACAAGCAAAAAAATCACGACAGTCTGCTGAAGAGCAGCAGCGTACAGCACTTGCACAGCAAGCTGCTGATGCAGCAAAAATGCGCCAAGAACTTGCAGCGCAAACTGCTGAGTATGCAAAGCAAGGTGCTTCTCTTGAATCTCAAGCGTTGACATCTCGTAAACAGTTTGAAGCATCTCAACTCCAGTATGCAGAAAACAAATCTGCAATGGAAAAGAAAGCTGCTGAAGTTCAGGCTGCTGCTGATGAAGAGCGTCGCAAGGCTGCTGCTTCTGAAGCGTCTGCTTTGAAAGCCCGTACCCGTGGTGGTCGTCGATCATTGCTATCTGCTGAACGTGCTGATGCTGAACTTGGCATTAAGACAACTCTTGGCGCTGGAATGACGGTGCAGTAATGGCTACGCCTCTTACTCAATTCCAACAAAAACGTCTTCAACGTCGGAAAACATCCGATATTGAAAATCTGTTTAAGCAATTTCAACAGCAGATGAATGACATTACTAATCAGTATGAGTCATCATATGGAGCTTACAAAAATCAAGTAGCTGCAACAATGGCTCCATACGAAGCTGCAACTTCAAAATATCAAACTGATTTTTCAAAATATGAAGAAGGAATTGCCTCATACAGAGGTAGTTTGACTGCGTATCAAGAGCGACTTGCTCAAGCAATGGCAAATCCAACCACAGAAGTTCCTACAAGCGAGTACATCACCAGTAGAACTAGGGGTGGAACTAGCATTTTGATTGGCGGTCAATCTTATAACGTAAACAATGTTCCAGAAGGTTACACCTATGAAGGTGGAAAACTTTACAAAGCAACAGACCCAGGAACATTTCAAGGTTCTGCACCATCTGCACCACCAGAAGTTCCTCAAATGCCTTCAATTCCTGAATTTAATGCAAGTCCATTTGAAGAAAAAAGGAAAGTTGCTGAAGAAACATTTAAGCGTGAGGTTGGTGAGCGTAAATCTGGAAAGTTAGGCGCTGTATCAAAGCGTGGTGCTAGATCGTTACTGTCTGGAGCAACAGCATGATAGACAACAAAGCAAAGATGCAGGCCAAGGTTGCCAAAGTTATGCGTGAGTACAAGTCTGGCAAGCTGAAGTCGTCAAGTGGCGACAAAGTTACCAATGAAAAGCAGGCTATTGCCATTGCAATGAGCGAAGCTGAAGCACTCAAGAAAGGTAAGTAATGCCTGAACGTAATTTACTTGCTGATGTCAGCATGGAGTCTGAAGAAGAGTCCTTGGATTCTTGTCCAGAAGTCTTGAAAGACAAGGGTATGAGCATCCGCAACCACAAGGTTTGCATTGCTAAAGCCGATCTTGGACCTGCCAACCCAAAGATGCCTGAAGTCATGTTTTGGCTTCACAAATCTATGAAGTGGAACGTGAGCGAGAACGCTGCACGTGAGATGGTGTGTGGTAATTGCGGTTACTACCACAAGACTTTGCAGATTGACGCATGGATGAAGCAGTATCCGCAGGTGACTCCACCTGAAGTTGATAAATCATGGGTAGATACCAATGAATCTGGTGGCTACTGCACTGAATGGGACATTCCTTGCACATCATCACGCACTTGCGACACATGGGAGCCAGGTGGTCCTGTTACTGACGCAAAAGGCAAGAACCCATTTGAAGGTTTGAACGAGTAATGGCAGTCATTACAGTTGAACGCGAATCAGACAACACAAAAGCGCAGTTTGTTGCTCTGACTCAAAAGAATAACGCTGGCACTCAGGTAGTTGCTGGCGCTGATGCGCCTGTCATCATGGTTGATGTGAACCATCAACGCAATCACGATGGTCGCGCATTCTTTGCGTACAAGATTTACCCAGATAGCTCACCATTGGCTGCTACAACAAGCATTGACATTGTGCTTGCAAGCCCATCTGGTGTGTTTCCACACATTACAGTTGATGCAATGTGTCTTGGTGATGCTGAGTTTTACATTTACGAAGGTACAGGTACAACTGGCGGCACAACACTGACACCAGTAAACAGAAACCGTAACTATGCTGACAGCAATCCAAGCCAAGTAGCAATGGTTGTCGGTCCAACAGTGACATCTCTTGGAACTCAACTGGATGCACAAATAATTCCTGGTGGCTCTGGTAAAAAATCTGGTGGAGGCTCTGCTGGTTCACTTGAATACGTGCTTAAACCACTGACAAACTACTTGTTTCGCTTGACCAACGTCAACGGGACAGCACATGCAGCACACATGCAATTGGAATGGTACGAATAAAGGGAAATCATGGAAGATAAAAAATATCCAAACGGCACTCGCCTTAAACCAGAAGCCATTTTGAAGCGTCAGGAAATCGCTCAGAAGAAAAAAGACGACTTCCAACAGCTCTATCAAGACGCATACGAGTTTGCTTTGCCACAACGTCAGCTATATGGCGTGTGGGAAGGTAGCTCTGCTGGTTCAAAGAAAATGCAACGAGTGTTTGACTCGACTGCAATCAACTCAACACAGCGTTTTGCCAACCGTTTGCAATCTGTTGTATTTCCACCACAGCGTAAATGGGCAAAGTTAGAAGCTGGCACAGACATTCCATTTGAGAAACGCGCTCAAGCCCAAGCAGTCTTTGATCTGTACGGTGAGAAGATGTTTACCGTGTTGAAGCAGTCAAACTTTGACATTGCTATCGGTGAGTTCTTGCTTGACTTAGCTGTTGGCACTGCTGCCATGATGGTTCAGCCAGGTGATGACGTTCAACAGATCAATTTTATCCCTGTTCCATTGTTCTTGGTCAGCTATGAAGAAGGTGCAAATGGTCAAGTAGACAACGTGTACCGTCGTATGCGCGTCAAAGGTGAGTCTATCCAGCGCCAATGGCCTGATGCACAGATTCCTGATGACGTACAGCGCAAGATTGACGACAAACCTACTGATGACGTTGAATTGTTGGAAGCAACTATTTATGACATCAAGCGTGGCGACTATTGCTACCACGTGATTCACAAAGAATCCAAGCAAGAATTGGTTTATCGTCGTCGTAAGTCTAGCCCTTGGGTTATCTCTCGCTACATGAAGGTGGCTGGTGAAATCTATGGTCGTGGCCCATTGATTACAGCGTTGCCTGACATCAAGACATTGAACAAGACCAAGGAATTGGTGCTGAAGAATGCTTCATTGGCTATTGCTGGTGTCTACACAGCGGCTGACGATGGCGTATTGAACCCCAATACGGTCAAGATCACTCCAGGTGCGATCATTCCAGTGGCCCGTAACGGTGGACCTCAAGGTGCATCATTGCAGGCTCTGCCGCGCTCTGGTGACTTCAACGTATCTCAACTCATCATCAACGACTTGGTGCAAAACATCAAGCGTATCTTGCTGGATGAGTCGTTGCCACCTGACAACATGAGCGCCCGTTCAGCTACTGAGGTGGTTGAGCGCATGAAAGAGTTGTCTCAGAACCTTGGCTCTGCCTTTGGTCGTCTGATTAACGAGACAATGATTCCATTGGTGTCCAAGATTCTTGAAGTCATGGATGAGCGTGGCCTGATTGATATGCCTTTGCGTGTCAATGGCTTGGAAGTCAAGGTTGTGCCTGTTGCTCCATTGGCAATGGCTCAAAACATGGAAGAGATCAATACGATCATCCAGTATTTGCAGATGATGCAAGACCCTGCAATGGGTACTGATGGTCAATTGGCGATCAAGACTGACATGCTGGTGGACTATATCGGTGACAAGCTAGGTGTACCAGCTTCTGTACGCAACACACAGGCTGAACGTGCTGTGATGATGGAAGAAATGAAGAACCAACAGGCAATGGCTGCTCAAGCACAGGCGCAAGTAATGGCTATGCAAGGCGGCGGTATGCCACCACAGGGTATGCCAGCATGAGTTGGGATGAATTAGACGCAATCGGGCAACCGAGTGCCGACATCCGTGAAGCTGACCAAAAGCGTGATGACCTGTCGCGCCTTACCTTTCGTGTATTCAGTAGTGAAGACGGTCAGAAGCTGCTGGATTGGATGAAAGATATGTATGTGAATGTGCCTGTCGCCGTGCCAGGTACTGACCCATCACACGCCTACTTTGCTGAAGGGCAGAGAACGGTAGTGAGGGCAATTGAAGCACGGATTAACCAAGCTAAGAAGCTATAACTGGAGAATACATTTGACCACTGAAGCAACAACTGTCGAACCCGCAAGCAGCGGCCTATTGGACAATGTGCAAGTGACTGATGAAACTAAAGCTGAGAATCCTCAAGCCGCAGAAATTGACCATCGCGCAGACCCCGATAGCAAGACAAGCACAGCCCCGACTGCCGCAGCTACACCCGATGAACCACTTGAGCGGCCTGACTTCTGGCCTGAAAACTTCTGGAAAAAAGACAGCAACGAGCCTGACCTAGAAGGCATTGCTAAATCTTGGGGTGACTTGCGTAAGCAGATCAGCCAAGGTAAACACAAAGCGCCAGCAGACGGTAAATACGATACCAAGGCGTTTGGTGAAGGCGCAGCAGATAACCCTGTTGCTCAATCAATGACCAAGTGGGCAGCAGAGAACGGTGTGTCTCAGGCTGCTTTTGATGATCTAGTATCAAACCTGCAATCTCAAGGCAAAGAGATGATGGGCAATGATGTCATTGACCCACAAGCTGAACTCAAAGCACTTGGCCCTAACGGTAACGCTATCGTCGAAGGCATGGTAAATTGGGCGCGTGGCTTGGTGAACAAGGGTGTCTGGTCTTCTGATGACTTTGAAGAGTTCAAGATCATGGGCGGTACAGCACGTGGTATCAATGCGCTGATGAAGGTACGCGAATCATATGAAGGTCGTATCCCTGTCAGCTCAACACCACTTGAAGGTACTATGAGCAAGAATGATCTGTATCAGATGGTTCAAGACCCAAAGTACAAGACAGACCCTGCCTACCGACAAAAGGTAGAAAAGATGTTCCAAGCAAACATCAAGTAATTTTCAGTTGCCATTTTGACCCCTGCTTGTCGGGGGTCTTTTTTTGGTATATACTGAAAGCGTTGTCGTGACACACAACAAGTCAGCCGTTTGATTAAGTATCTTTCCCATTGAGAAATCGTATGGGGTGTCACAAAGGTACTTAGTCAAGCGGCTTTTTTGTTTTCACATGACTGTTAAATGATGATGAATGCGCAGACTGATGCGCCGCACACAGTAGTGGGGCTTTGATAGGCGTGTAACACCAAAAGCTGGAAATCAGTACCAGCCATCATCATTTAGCAGTTAAGACAACCCTCAGAGCGGGTTAGCTATTGGTTTGCATGGACCGAACTCAAGAAACACAGGGCTGCGTTACACCCCGCAGATAACCCTACTAGCCTGTTAGCGAGGGACTAGGGTAGACAGAGTGAAAGCGGTGGGACAAGCGCTCTGTTGGATGAATCGCTACCTCATGGGTACTCTGGATTGGACTACTTGATAGTCCCTTCGGGAGGGGAAGGATACCTCTGCTATCCACCCTTGGGGAACCTATGTCTAAAAATAGTTGACACAAGTAGAAATATGTGGTTTACAATGTCAACAGGCCCATCTGGAAACAGACCCTGACCGCAGTGGATACTGACGAGTGGCTGACGTAAACAGCAAGCATTGGCCCGATTTTCGGCATACCGACGCGAGAACCCTAATCAACCACCTATGAGGTAAATCAAATGAGCGTTTCTCTCTCTAACGCCTTTGTTACTCTTTTCGATGCGGAAGTCAAGCAAGCCTACCAAGGTAAAGCTATGCTGGTTCCAGCGGTTCGCCAGCGTCGTGGAGTCGAAGGTTCAACTGTAAAGTTCCCTAAAGTCGGTGCTGGTGTTGCTACACCTCGCATCCCCCAAACTGATGTCACACCTCTGAACGTGTCATTCAGCCAAGTCACTTTGACTTTGTCTGATTGGAACGCTGCTGAGTACAGCGACATCTTCTCTCAAGCTAAAGTCAACTTCGACGAGCGCCAAGAACTGGTGCAAGTTGTGGCTTCTGCTATGGGTCGTCGTCAAGACCAATTGATTTTGGATGCCTTGGCAAACTCTAGCACTTCGTTGACTGTCAGCAATGACATCGGTGGCTCTGACACCAACTTGAACGTCGCCAAGCTCCGTGCTGCCAAGCGTTTGTTGGACAAGGGTAACGTGCCTCCAGAAGGTCGTCACATCGTGATTCACGCCAACGGTTTGGACAGCTTGTTGTCTGAGACTGCTGTTACTTCTTCTGACTTCAACACCGTTAAGGCGTTGGTGCAGGGCGAAATCAACACATTCTTGGGTTTCACTTTCCACACAATCGGCGACCGCACTGAAGGTGGCTTGGCTATCGACGGTTCTTTGGACCGTGTGTGCTTTGCATTCCACAAAGATGCAATCGGCTACGGCGAAGGCATCGCAATGCGTTCGGAAATCAACTACATTCCCGAGAAGACATCTTGGTTGGTGAATGAAGTGTTCTCTGCTGGCGCTATCACTATTGACGCTGGTGGCATTGTGGCAATCACTTGCCGCGAATCTGCTTAATTAGGAGAGCATAAATGGCTTATTCATCTACTGGTTTTGCAACCATCTCTGCTTCTAAGCGCGGCAATGCTCCTGGCATCTACGCTTATAAGACCACTGACGCAATCGCCGATGTGAACACTTCAGGTTATTTCAACACCCTGTCTTCCATCTTGGAAGTGGGCGACTTGATTTACTGTGTGACTAGCACTGGCTCTACTGCTGTTGCCACTTTGGTCTACGTTCTGTCTAACGCTTCTGGCGTGGTTGATGTGAACGACGGCACAACTTTGGCAAACACTGACTCTGACTAATCAGTAGTCAACTGAATAGGCCAGTCACTGAGTATTCGGGGGCTGGCCTTTCTTACATTGTGAGGTTTATATGGCAGCAGGCGACACTGGTATTTCAATCTGTTCAGATGCCCTGATTATGTTGGGTGCAAAGGCGATTACGTCTTTCAATGACGGTACGGATGAATCCAACACCTGTGACCGTTTGTATGGCGACATTCGGGACTCTGCCCTTGTCACATACCCTTGGACATTTAATACCAAGAAAATCAAGTTAGCAAAATTGCTGACAACCCCAACTTCCGTGTGGAAGTACCAATACCAATTGCCAGGCGACAAACTGTCAAACCCTCGCGCTGTGTACGCATCGGCAAACACAGGCTCATACCCAAACAAAGATTGGGAAATCCAAGGCGACAAGCTATTGACGAATTTGGAAGAGGTCTACATTGACTACCAATATTCTCTTGGTGAGTACGCGATGCCTCAGTATTTTGTTCAGTTGCTCAAGTACATGATGGCTTGGCACTTGGCTATGCCAATCACTGAACAGACAGACAAGGCTCAATACTGGCAGCGTGTTGCTACTGGTGACATCTCTGAGAATGGTCGTGGTGGATTCTTCCGCACTGCCATGCAGATTGACGGTCAAAACAATCCCGTGCGCGTTATTGAAGACTTCAGCTTGATTGCTGTACGAGGTTGATATGGCCCGTTTTGTTGATGTAATAAGCAACTTCTCAACTGGTGAACTCGACCCTTTGCTTCGTTCAAGGGTTGATCTTCCAACATATTCCAATTCTTTGGCAAAGGCCACAAACGTATTGATTCACCCTCAAGGTGGTCTACGTCGTCGCCCAGGCACTAAGCACGTTCTTGAGTTGCCAAACAGCAGCACACCTTCTGCTGCCAATGGTGTAAGGCTTGTTCCATTCCAGTTCTCTGTGGCTGATAGCTACATGCTGTGCTTTACTCACCTGCGTATGTATGTGATAAAGAATGGCGCTGTTGTTACAAACATCAATGGCACTGGAAACGACTACCTTGTTACAACCGTTTCTTCAGACATGGTTGATGATATGTGCTGGACTCAATCTGCTGATACATTGATTGTTGTTCATCCAGACCTTTCTCCAGTAAAGATGGTTCGTGGCTCAACAGACGCATCATGGACTATCTCCACGATCACGTTTGATAGCATTCCAAAATATGCTTTTACATTGTCAATAACTACACCATCTGCAACGCTTACTCCAAGCGCTGTATCTGGAAACATCACACTGACAGCATCTTCTGGCGTGTTCACAACTGACCACGTAAATCAGTACATCAATGCAACACCACAAGGTAGGGCAAAGATTATTTCTTATACAAGTTCTACTGTAGTCAACGTGATTACAGAGTATCCATTCTTCAACACAACTGCTGTTGCAAGTGGGAGTTGGGAACTTGAAACTGGATATGTTGATGTGTGGAGTTCGTCAAAAGGCTGGCCTAGCACTGTGACTTTCCATGAGGGTCGCCTGTACTTTGGTGGTTCTAAGTCGCGCCCATCGACAATCTGGGGTAGCAAGATTGGTTTGTTCTTTGACTTTGTGCCTACTGAGTCATTGGATGATGATGCTGTTGAAGCAACGCTTGACACCAACGAATTGAACGTCATAACTGACATCATCTCTTCGCGTGACTTCCAAGTGTTCACAACTGGTGGCGAGTTCTATGTGCCTCAGTCTGGTACAGACCCTGTTACGCCATTGACATTCACATTCAAAAACGTGTCTCGTAACGGCATCAAACCTGGAACTCGCGTTCAATCTGTTGAATCTGGCTCTGTCTACATTCAGCGTCAAGGTAAATCATTGAACGAGTTTGTGTTCTCCGACACTCAGCTTACATACATTACGCAACGTATCTCGTTGTTCTCGGGGCATTTGCTCAAGAATCCACAGCGTATTGCTTTGCGTAAATCTTCAAGCACTGAAGATGCTGACTTGCTTTTGATGACAAACGTCACTGATGGCTCTATGGCTGTGTTCAGCGTAATGCGTTCACAACAGGTAACAAGCCCATCCGAGTTCACCACAGACGGTTCGTTCATTGATATTGGTGTTGATGTAAACACCATGTATACAGTGACAAAGCGCACATTTAATGGCACTGCTCGTTACTTCGTTGAGATGTTTGACGATGCTTTGTTTACTGATTGCTCTTTCTCTGGCGGTGTTGCTTCTAGTAAGTCAAGCCTGCCACATGAAGGCAAAGCATTGAATGTGATTTGCGATGGTGTACCTCAGTCAAATGAGACTGTCACAAGTGGCTCTATTACTTTTGACCGCGCCAGCACAGCCTCGTATGAGGTTGGACTGCCAATCTCTGTGTACGTCAAGACTATGCCTGTTGAGGTGAAGTTGCAGACAGGTTCACGCTTGTCGTTTAAGAAACGCATTGTTGAGATTAACGCAGTTGTTCGCAACAGCCAACACATGCTTTTGAACAATCAACCAGTGGCGTTCCGTCAGTTTGACAACGCATTGACTGATTTGCCAGAGCCAGAATTTACAGGCATCAAGCGCGTCAATGGTGTGCTTGGTTACACAAGAGAAGCTACCATCGAGGTATCGCAGAATCTTCCATTGAAGCTAACACTGCTTGGCCTTGATTACCGTGTAGCAGTACACCCAGGAACATAACTATGGCAGTAGATTATTCATTAACTTCAGGCAGTAATAGTCCTAGCCTTGGAAGTGGGTCTTCTTCAGCCTCTTCTGCTGGCGGCGGTGCTGCTGCTGGTGGAATGATGGCTGCATCTGCATTTATTCAGGCATACGCAGCATCTGAAGCGCAAAAAGCTTCAGCAATAAATCAGCAAACTGGCTACTTGGTAGCTGCCCGTGATGCTGTTGTAGTGTCTGGCGTTCGTGCAGACATGAGCGAACAGTACGCAATTATTCAGGCTGGTCGTACCCTGAAGAAGGCTGAGTCTGAGGCGATGAATTACCAGATTGTTGGTAACTCATTGCTTAAAAACATGAGAGCAACAAACGCATCAATCCGCGCACGTGCTGCTGCAAGCGGTGTTGCTTTGGGTGCAGGCGGTTCTGTTCAAGATGTTCAGCGTGAAAACGTAGCTGCAACAATGCGAGATGTAGGTATTGCAGACTTGAATGCTTTGACCGCACGTGTGTATGGATTTGAAGATGCTGCTGCAATGGTTCAATCAACTCAGTACCAAAATTTCTTGAATGAATTTACAGCTACTCGCCAAGCTGGTCAGTACGAGATGGCTGCATCTTCTTCGCGTCAACAAGGTACTTTGCTTTCAAATGCAACGCTTGCAAAAGGCGCATTCGATTACGCAAAAACTAAAAGCTAAAGGTCCACAATGGCAACAGCACGAATTGAATCAGGTCAGGTTGGTATTCGTACACATCAAGGTGGCGTACCAATGGTGCAAGTTCAGCCTCAACAGGTTGACAACATTGGCTTCCGCGCACAGGCTGCTACGGCAAGCTCAATGTCTCAGGTGCTTGACCGCATGAGTAGTGTCCTATTTCAAGAAGCTGGACAGTTGGCTCAACAGAAGGCTTTGACTGATGTTGCCAATAACCCATTGACTCTTGAGCAGATTGAGGCCGCAAAGCATGGCGATACATCCATGCTACAGCTTGGTGGTCGATTCAATATGTACGACGTTGCAGTTCGCAAAGCTCGTTCATTTGAGTTGGCTGGCAGGTTTGAGGCTGAAGCAAAGTCTGAAGTTGTAAAGCTGTTGTCTGATGTTGAAAATGGTGATCTAAAAACTGAAAATGTTGCTCAGAAGCTAAACACACTGACAACTGGTTACTCAAAGTCATTGGCTAGTGTTGATGGCGATGCTGCATTAAAGTTTTCTTCAAGCATGGGTATGTACTCTCATACCGTAATGGCTGAAGCTTACAAGCAAGAAACACGCAAGCGCAAAGAAAAGCAAATGCTTATCTTGGGCGACGACATTACAAACACACTGAAGCTTGCAGAGACATCAATTTCTCAAGGTTTCTGGACTGATGCAAAAACTGGTGAGCAGCGCTCTTATGATGACTTTTTGGTTGCCTACCGTAAGAGCATTCAAGACAAAGCATTTGATGCAGGTGGTTTGCAGATGGCCCAAAGCGTTACTGCTGACTTTGACAAAGCAATTAAGACTGCAAAAATTAGTGTCTTGACAAAAGAACTGATGAAGGAAGAGTACCTTGCTGACAGCAAGACTACTTACAACAACTTGCTTCTTGGTAAGTTGCGACCAGACGAAGCAGGTATCAACACAAAAGAAGTTGTGCTTCGTGACTTGATGGCTTCTGATACAGAGTCATTCTCAAAGGTTATTGCAAACTTCTCTACTGTGATTGACCAGCGACGCAAGGGTATTGACAACGCTTTGTATGAAGACAAACGCGCTGGTGATGAAATCTTGCGTCAGTTGTATTCAACTAACAATGGCGCTCAACAGCAAGCATTGTTTAAGCAGTTGAAGACGATGGCTGTTCCACCTGAGATGCTGTCTACTGCTCGTTCATTCATTATGAGCGACACTGCAACTGGCGTTCAACGTGATGACCTAAAGCAGTTTGCTGCTGTTGCACAACGTGTTGCACTTGGCTTGTCTACTGCCGATGAAGTGATTAACTCAAAAGGTTTGACGGTTGGCTCAAAGCGTACATTCTTGCAGCAGCTTTCTAACCCAAGTGATGACTTAGGTTTTGGTGTGCAGCAGATTGGCTTGTCTGTTGGCATCCGATCTGACAAACTTCCTGCTGAATTGAAGTCTGCTGATGCTCGTCAGGCTGCTGAAGAAACTCGTAACAAGTTGGTTACAGAGCTTTACACATACGCACGTACACCAAACGAAAAAGGCATCTTGCCATCACCACCTGAAGTGCGTCAAAAAGGTATTGACCTTGCTGGCAATGCAAAGAAGGAGATGTCTCCTGCATTTGGTAAGGCTGCAAATCAAGAGCAATCAACTGCTGTGATGATGATTCCTGAGTTGGCTAACATTGACTTGGGTGATGACGCTGCCGTTGCTCAAGCTATGACAAAAGCTACTGCAAGAAAAGCAAACACAACAAACATTAACGCTGCTACTGCTGCTGTAAAGTCTTATAAAGAGAACTTGAAACGCCAGCAAGAAGGTCAAAAATGATTACCAAGCGCCCAACAATTGAAGACATCTACAACCATGATTACTTCATGTCAGCACCTGGTGTGCGTGAAGGACTGATGGAACGTGCAAAGTCTGGCGACCCAGAGTTCACAACCGAGATGACTGATGACGGTGATGTTGTGTATTACAACGCACCTCATGGTGAGTCTGTTCCAGTTGGAAGGCCAGTTATGTTGGCTATGGGTGGCAGTGGCGCTGGCGCTGGTCGTACTGATGCGCCAATGTCTGAGGCTGCTATGGGATTGGCTGACACACTGGCGGCTGGAGTAAAGGGTCCAGTTCAGGGTTTCTTGGGCGCACCTGGCGACATCCTGAATATGATGGGCTTCAAAACCATGCCAACGACTGAAGAAGTCAAAAAGTGGTTAGACGATAATGTTGGAATGATTGGCGATGGCACACATCCAATTGAGAAAATCACTGAATTGGCAGCGCCTGGTGGCTATGTCAAGGGTGCAAAAGCTCTAGTGAAGGCCAAGAAAGCCACTGCTGCTGCAACTGCTGGCACTGCCGCAACTTCAGCAGGCGAACAACAACCAGCTTCGGAGAATAAATAATGGCGATTCAACCACTTGACCAACGTCTTGATAGCTTGCTTCCAAAGGATGTGCCTACTGATGAACCTCAACAGGTTGATATGGCTAACCCAATGGAACAGCCACAACCAGAAGGTGTGATGGTCGCTGGACTTGGCTCTGCTCTTGAGGTTTTGGGAAGCACAGCAAAGGTAATTAAGAAGGCAATCACTGCTCCATCCAAGATGGCAGATGGTGCTATGGATGACACTGCTGCTCTGGCTGCTCAGAAGACCGTACAAGACGCTGCAATCACTGCGGAGAAGCAGACAGTGCCTGGTGCTGTTCAAGCTGTTCAGAAGGCGTTTAAACCAAAGCGCAAGAAAGGTGAGCCTGTTGCGGAACAACCAGTTGTTCCAGCTACTGCTGACGAGATGCAGACTGCCATCACAAAGGCAGATGAGGTTGTTGAAGCTGCTCCACCTACTGAAGAAGAATTGCTTGGCATCATCAAGACTGCTACACCAGAGCAGGCTGATACATTCCTGAATGGCGTTGAAGCGCCAGCAGTAGGAATTGACTTCAACTTCAACAAGATTCAAGACCCAACAGACATTGACAAAATCATTGATGCAACCAGCAAGATGATGTCGGCTGAGACTGACGTTGCCAAGCGCGGTGTTGTGTCGGATGAAGCATTGAATGACATGGCTACTCGCTTGAACATTGCTCCAGACCTGCTGAAAATGAAGGTTGGCGAGACAATGAATGCAGAGCAGTTGCTTGCTGGTCGTCATTTACTGGTTAAGTCTGCTACTCACTTGGATGACTTGACCAAGAAAATCAAGGAAATGCCAGTTGGTACAGAAGACGACAAGCTGTTGCTTGACTTCCGCAACCACTTGGCTACTCACTCTGCTATTCAGATGAAGCTGAAGGCTGCTCAGACTGAGACAGCCCGTGCCTTGCGCTCGTTCCGATTGCCTGTTGATGGCAGTGCTGGCCTGACAGATGTGAATCAGATTAACGCGCTGCTTAATGAGATGGGTGGTCGCGGAAACTTGAAGAACTTGGCTAACGCTTACAGCACTCTGACGCTTGACCAGCAATCACGCTTTGTTGAGATGGCAGGTAGCACTACACAGCAGATTGGCAAAGTCTGGAAAGAGATGTATCTGTCCAGTTTGATGTACGCGCCAGCAACCACTGAACGTGCATTCTTTGGCAACATGGTTCTGTCTTTGGCCCGATCTGTTGACACTACATTTGCTTCTACTGTTGGTCGCGCACTTGATAAGGGCGTTGTTACCCCCTTGTTTGGTAGCAAAAGCGCTGATGAAGTGTTTGCAACTGAAGCTGTGGTTGAGTTGGCAACATTCTTCCATAGCCTGCCAAACGGATTGAAGGCTGGCCTTGAGTCTTTTGTAACTGACGCACCAATCTATAAAGTTGGTCGTGACGTTGACAAAGTTCCAGATCCTGCCATCTCTGCCAAGCTGTTTGCTGACCCTGAAAGTCCAACGGCAATGGCTGTTGACTTCATTGGCAAGGCTGTGCGTCTGCCATTCCGTGCAATGCAGTCTGTTGATGAGATGTCAAAGGCTATGCTGGCTCAGATGGAGACTCGCAAGCTGGCTGCGCGTGATGCCTTGCTGTCAATCCAGAATGGTGTTGATTCAGAGAAGGCACTTGACGGTATGGCAATGCAGATTGCTGCACCTGACGCACGAAACATTGACCGCATTGACCAGGCTGTGATGCAAGGCACTTTGCAGTCAGACTTGGGTAGCTTTGGTCAAGCATTGAACAAGCTTCGCAATGACATGGGTCCAGTTGGCACTGTTCTCGCCCCATTCGTGAAGACAGTTATCAACGCTCAAAAAGAGATGGTTGCTCGTACACCTGTGATGCAGTTGGCATTGAAGGAAATTCGTGAAGACTATGCTGCTGGTGGCGCTCGTCGTCAGATGGCAATGGGCAAAGCCAGCATGGGTGCTTCATTCATGGGCCTTGGCTACACAATGGCAATGGATGGCACTATCACTGGAGCTGGTCCTGCTGACCCAGAGCGTCGTAAGTTCTTGCGTGAGACTACTGGATGGCAACCATTCTCTGTGAAGATTGGCGACACGTATCACAGCTATGCTGGCCTTGAGCCTATTGGTGGAATGCTTGGCGTTTCAGCTACATTGGCTGAAATCGGCTCTGTTTATGGCAAGGAAGATGATGACGAGTGGCATGACCTGCTGTTGTACTCTGCGCTTATGCCAGTGAAGTACATTGGTGAACTGCCATTTATGTCATCAATGTCCAAATTTGTGACTATGGTTGAGCAAGTTAAGCGTGACCCAAAGGGTGAGGCTGCAAACTCTGCTGCTACTCAGTTCTTTGGCAGCATTGCAACCAACATGGTTGGTGGTGTAACCCCAATTCCAATGCCTGCTGGCGCTCTGTTCCGTCAGATTGAGAACACCATTGACCCAACAAAGCGTGAAGTTACGGTTGACCAAAGCCTGTCACCTGAACACCGCTACTTTGACTTTGCGTTCAAAAGCTGGTTGGCAAAGACTCCACTTGGCTCAGACAAGATTGCTCCATCTCGCAATATGTGGGGTGAGGAAATCAAAACTGGTGACAACAACTCGCTCAACTGGATTCTGCCGTTCAACAAGACCGTGCAAGACCTTGACCCTGTTGAGTCTAAGTTGCTTGACATTGCCAAAGCCCGTCAGGGTATGCCAATCAGCAAGCCAGAGCGCTCTATCTCCAATGTGCGTCTGAATGACAACGAGTATTCAGACATGCTGATGATGATGAACAGCGTTGCCGTAGATGGCGTGTCATTTAAAGGTGCTGTCGGCAAGGCTTTGGTTGACCCTATGTATACCAATCAAATGGCGGCTGGCGCATACGAAGGTATTAAGGCAAAGCTGTCTGAGATTCAATCTGAGTTCAAGGATGCGGCTATTAAGAATCCTGCTTTCGCAGCGAAATATCCTGACCTGACAATGCAGATCGAAAAGAACCATCAACTGTCAATTCGCAAGTATCAGCAGCAAAAACGTGAGCCTGCTTTTAACTTGGAAGATTGACAAATACCACATAAAATCACGCAAAGGAAAAAATTATGGCTGTTCCAATTTCCAACGTAACACGACGAGTCGTCTTTACAGCAAGTGGCACTGGCCCTTACTCGTTCACATTTGAGATTCTTGCAAACACCGACATCGCTGTTTATAAGGATGACACTCTGCTTACATTGACTACCGATTACACGGTAACAATCAATAGCAACGGTACAGGCTCAATCACTTTGACTGCATCACCAACTGGTGCAACTCAGATTGCCATTGTTGGCAACCGTACCATCCAGCGTACAACAGACTTTGTTACTGGTGGTGACTTCTTTGCTAACACTGTGAACGATGAGATGGACCAACAGACCATCTTTGCACAGCAAAACGCTGAAGGCTTGCAACGCGCATTACAGGCTCCACAGACTGACCCGACAAGCATTGATATGACTTTGCCACGTAAGTCAGAGCGTGTTGGAAAATTATTGTCATTTGATTCAAGCGGAAATCCAGTTGCTTCAGATTCAATTGGTAACAACCGTGGGAATTGGGCTGCTGCTACAGCATATCTTGAGCGTGACTTGGTAAAAGATACAAGCAATAGCAATATTTACCAATGTAAGACTGCTCATACATCTACTGGTTCTCAGCCAATCAGCTCAAACACAGATTCTGCTAAATGGTATTTAATTGTTGATGCTGCATCTGCTTCAACTTCAGCCGCTGCTGCTGCCGCAAGTGAGTCTGCTGCTGCTGCCAGTGAATCTGCTGCTGCTTCCAGCGAGTCTGCTGCCGCTGCAAGTGAAAGTGCAGCATCAAGTTCAGCGTCAGATGCAGCAACAGCTCAATCTGCTGCTGAAGCTGCGCGTGATGCAACTCTTGCAGCATACGATAGCTTTGATGATCGCTACTTAGGTGCTAAGTCAAGTAACCCATCTGTTGACAATGATGGCAATGCATTGGTTGCTGGTTCTCTGTATTACAACACTGTATCTCCAGAGATGCGTGTTTACACAGGTAGTGCTTGGGTAGCTGCTTATGTATCTGGAACTGGATTTTTATCTGCTGCAAGCAATCTTTCCGATGTTGCTAGTACATCAACTGCTCGTTCTAACTTGGGTCTTGGTAACGTAGATAACACTTCAGATGCTACTAAGAATGCAGCTACTGCTACTCTGACTAACAAGACAATTGAAGCTGGTACGTTCACTAACGGTTACACAGAAGAAACAGCTACTGCCAATACTTCAACGGCTTATACGATTGACTTGGCTAACGGTACTGTTCAAGTATTGACTTTGACAGGTAACTGCACATACACATTCCCTACTGCTGCTGCTGGTAAGAGCTTTATTTTGTTACAAAAGCAAGACGGCACAGGCTCTCGTACTGTTACATGGCCTGCTGCTGTTAAGTGGCCTGGTGGAACAGCTCCTACGATTACGTCTACCGCATCTAAGCTCGATAAGTACATCTTCACAAGTGATGGTACTAATTGGTATGGCTCAGATGCTGGTAAGAACTACACTGTCTAAGGGATAACTGATGCTATCAAGTAATACTTCAGTAACCTCAGACAGCGCTACATATGTAGAGGATGTGTTCTCGACTTATCTTTATAAAGGTAATGATTCTTCACAAACAATTACCAACGGTCTTGACTTGTCTACAAAAGGTGGCCTTGTTTGGCTTAAATGTAGAGACTTGGGATACGGTCATATTCTGTCAGATACAAACAGAGGGACAGGAAAATATCTATCAAGCAACACAACAGATGCACAAGGCACAGATGCACAAGACGTATCGGCGTTTAACACAACAGGTTTTACAGTAGGTAATAACTCAAGGGTTAATAATTCCGCATATAACTACGCCTCATGGACATTCCGCAAGCAGCCTAAGTTCTTTGATGTTGTGACTTATACGGGTGATGGTACAAACCTTTATGGTGGAAGCGGTAAGGTATTAAGCCATTCATTAGGATCAACTCCGGGTTGCATTATTGTCAAAAACCTTACAACAGGTGGAACTGATTGGTCTGTTTATCACAGAAGTTTGACTAATCCTGCAAACTATCTTTTGTATTTGAATAAAACAGATGCTCAATTAAATGCGGGTGTTGCTGGATGGGCGACAACAAGTACGACATTCACAGTAAGCCAAGGATTTGGGGCAAATAATAGCGGTGACCAGTACGTAGCCTACATCTTTGCCCACAACGCAGGAGGCTTTGGCTTAACTGGCACAGACAATGTGATTAGCTGTGGGAGCTACACGGGGACAGGTTCGGCAGGTAACGCAATCACTCTTGGGTATGAAACTCAGTGGGTGATGATTAAGCGCACAGATGCTGATGGTTACGATTGGAATATGTTTGATGTGATGCGAGGAATTCCTGTTTCTGGCGGTTCTAGCAGATTGTCGGCTAACACTTCTGCTGCGGAGATTACAGGGTCTACACCTATTGTGATTCCAACTGCAACAGGATTTTCACTGGAGGCCACAACAGCAGCCTTTAATGGCTCTGGTGGAACCTACATCTACATAGCCATTCGCCGTGGCCCAATGAAAGTGCCTACTGATGCGACTAAGGTGTTTAAGCCTATTTTTTCAACAACCGCTGGTGCAAAATTAACTACTGGCTTTCCAGTTGATATGCAGTTTGAAGGATACC